CTTAAGGTCAAGCTGGACAAGGCGAAGATCCCTGCGAAGGGCCGCTTCCTGGTCGTGTCGCCGGAGTTCCACGCGCTCATCCTTCAGGACAACCGCTTCATCGACGCCTCCGCGTACGGTAGCTCCTCGCCGATCCTCAACGGTGAGGTTGGCCGCGCCTCCGGATTCTCGATCACCGTCTCCCTGAACCTCCCGCAGGGCACCGCCGGTACCAACCCGGAAGTCTCCAACTTCGTCGTGGCGGGCCACTCGATGGCTACCACCTACGCGGACCAGATCTCGAAGGTGGAGGCGTACCGCCCGCAGAACTCCTTCTCCGACGCGATCAAGGGGCTTCACCTGTACGGCGCGAAGGTCGTCCGCCCGGAGGCCCTGGCGGTCATGGACGTTGACGTCACTTCGGGTCTGCCCACCTGATCTGACGCGTAGGGGGCCGCTGGCCTGACTTGGCTGGCGGCCCCGCCCGTTCCCCACCCCACCACCAAGGAGTCCCCCATGGCTGTCGTACATGTCGAGATCGTGAACGCCCAGAACCAGACTGTCCGTCTCTCGCTGGAGAAGGACGGCGAGGAGATCGAGTACCTGAAGGTCCGTGCCCGGCGTGAGGACCTGAAGTCCGTCAAGGTCCTTCCGGCGCCTGCCGCTGGCAAGACTGCGGCCAAGTAGGGAGGTGACGTCCCATGGCCCTTGCTCCTCTTGCATCGGTCGCTGACCTGGAGGCCCGGGGCGTCACCATCGACCCCTCCGAAGTCGCCACCGTGAACGTCTTCCTGGACGTTGCGTCGTCGCTGGTCCGTGAGGCGGCCGGCTCCCCCATCTCTGAGACGACCTCCACGGTTGTCCTGGAGGGGGAGCGTATCTCCCGCCTGCGTCTGCCTGGCCCTCCGATCCGGTCCGTGTCTGAGGTCCTGGTCGACGGCCAGGCGGTCACGGGCTGGAAGCTGGCTTCAGGTGCCCTGTACGGGGCGGCTGGCTGGCGGCCTGGGTGCGAACCGTCGGACGTGGAGGTGACGTACGTTCACGGTCTCCCCACTGTGCCGGCGGACATCGTCGACCTGGTGTGCCGTCTGGCCGGCCAGGAGCTGTCAGCGTTCCGTTCCGGTGAGGGCGTCTCGCGCGCTGTCCAGTCGGAGCGGATCGGCGACTACCAGGTGACCTACGCCGACACAGAGTCAGGGACGATGATCCTGACTGCCTTCCAGCGTGAACGCCTGGCGGCCCGCTTCGGCGGTGGCGTCGGAACGGCGCGTGTCCGGTGAGCCGTGCCTCTCGCCTCCTGAACGCCTCCGCTGAAGTCTGGCGCTACACGCGCACGGCAGACGGCATGGGCGGCTGGGAAGAGACCTGGGCCCAGGTCAGCACGGTCCGGGCCCGCCTCTCCCAGCCGTCTGCCACGGAGCGCACGCTGGCCGACCAGTCGGGGGCCACGCTGTCCCACGTCGTGTACCTGGCCGCTGACGCTGACGTCCGGCGGGGCGATGAACTCCGCCAGCCTGGCCGGGCCTTCAAGGTCCTGGCCGTCTTCGAACCTTCCGAGCCTGGCACGTACCTCCGCGCTAACTGTGAGGTACGGCAGGCGTCCCAGTAAGGAGGTGGCCACATGGCCGCCCTTTCAGCTCAGTCGGTGCCCGTCGCTGGCGCCGTTCCGTCCTTCGCTTCCGCCGCCGCTGGCGGTGACACTGCCCCGATCGGCAGTGACCTGGTTCTCTGCGTCCGCAATGGCGGTGCGTCTGCCGTGACTGTCACGGTGGCGACCCCCGGCCAGGTGGGCGGCCTGGACATCGCGGACTCCGTCGTGTCCGTCGCCGCCGGCGCGTCTGCCTTCGTGCCGATGACGGCCGTCTACCGCGACCCCATCTCCAACCGTGCGTCCGTGACGTACAGCGCCGTGACCTCCGTGACGGTGGCGGTCCTCCAGCTCCCGTAAGGAGGCCCCCGTGGCCGACGTTGAAGTACGGGGCCTGCGCCAGGCCATGGCCCGGATCGCCTCGCTCCCTGTCCGCATCCGCGATGCGCGGGATGAAGTCCTGACCGACTGGGCGGACGAGACGAAGGGCGCCGCGAAGAACCGCGCCCCTGAGCGCACCGGCAACCTTCAGAACGCGATTGAGGATCGCAAGTTCAACGACGCTGCGTACGTCGGCGTGTACAAGGCCGAAGAGCTGGAGTACGCGGAGTACGTGGAGAAGGGCACGTCATCCATGACGGAACAGCCCTACCTCGTACCAGCCTTCGAGTGGACGACGTCTCGGGAGAACATCGCCCGCAAGCTCCGCGCGGCTATCCATCGTCGCGGCTTGGGGGACTGATGGCTACCGCCCTGCGTCCTCTCCAGACGGCCGTGTTCGGAAAGCTGTCCGCATCCACGGCGCTGGCCGCCCTGGTCTCCGGCGTGTACGACGAAGTCCCCGAGCCTGCCCCGTTCCCGTACGTCTCCCTGGGCTCCATCACGGAGACCCCGGACGACGCGCACGACCGCCAGGGACTGAACGTCCTGGTGACGATTCACGTCTGGTCGAAGGCCCCTGGCATGGGTGAGGCGTACGACATCTTCGCCGCCCTGGACGCCGCCCTGGACCGCGTCCCGCTGACTGTCCCTGGCTTCACGGACGTGTCCATCCGGCACGAGCAACACCAAGCCCTGAAGGACCCGGACCCCTCGATCCGGCACATCAACGCCCAGTACCGGGTCTGGCTGACCCGCTCGACATAGGAGGTACCGGCATGGCCGGACTCGACGCCTTCGGTATCGCTCTTCAGCGGTCCGACATGGCAACCCCCACCGCCAGCTTCACCGCGATCGGCAACGTGACTTCCGTGTCCGGCCCGGAGATCGAGCGGGAGACCTACGACGTCACCGCGCACGACTCCGTTGACGGCTGGCGGGAGTTCATCGGTGGCCTGAAGGACGCCGGAGAGGTCTCCGTGGAGCTGAACTACGACCCGACGAAGCACGACGTCATGGTGTCTGACTTCGCTGACACCGTGGCCCGGGACTACAAGCTGGTCTTTCCCCAGGGGAAGGGCTCTTGGTCCTTTAAGGCGATCCTCACCGGCTTCAGCCAGGAGGCGCCCGTGGACGACAAGTTGTCCGGAGAATTCACCTTCAAGGTGACCGGCAAGCCGACCATCACCCCTGGAGCATGACCATGGCGTACCTGACCGCTGACCAGATCCTGGGTGCCGATGACCTTCCGAAGGAGCCGGTATCCGTCCCTGAGTGGGGCGGTACGGTCCTGGTCCAGGGCATGTCCGGCACCGACCGCGACCGATTCGAGTCGGCCATGCTGAACGACTCCATGGACGGCATCGCGAAGGACAAGGCCATGGACATGTACCGCGCCCGCCTGGCCGCCGCGTGCCTCGTGGACAGGGACGGTAAGCGGCTCTTCCAGGGCGCGGCCGTGAAGCGTCTGGGAGAGAAGTCGGCCCAGGCCCTGTCCCGCGTCGTGGACGTCGCCTCCCGCCTGTCCGGCCTGACCGACTCCGACGTCAAGGAACTGACGGGAAACTGACGGCCCGTCCAGAGCGCGCCTTTTACTTCCGTCTCGCTGGCCATCTTGGGGCCCGGTCCGTCGCTCACATGCTCGCCGGCATGTCCTCTCGTGAACTCACGGAGTGGCAGGCGTACGAGCGGGTGACGGGCCCCCTTGACGCGCGCCTGCGCGGGGACATCTCCGCGGGTGTCGTCGCTGCCACGGTGGCCAACTCGCAGGGCGCGAAGAAGAAGGCCAAGCCTGCCGACTTCATCCCGACCTGGTTCAAGCGCAGGAAGACGCCTGACCAGATCTGGCAAGAGGTTATGAAGGCGAATGCCGCTCTGGGCGGGGACGTCGCCCCTCACTACGACGAAAGGGGGTGACCAGTGGCCACGCTGGCATCTCTCACGGTGCGGCTGGGCATCGACACGAACCCCCTGGCGTCTGGCGCCCGCCGTGCCATGGCGTCCCTTCAGGGCCTGGCGGCCAACGCTCGGGAGTCCCTGGGCAACGGCATTCGGGCGGGTGTGGCCGGGGCCGCGAAGTCTCTGGGTGTGCTGCCGACCCTGATGAAGGCGGTGGCCGTTGGGGCTGTCGGTGCGGCTGGCGCCCTGGCCGCCGTCCCATTGGCGGTGGTCGGCCTGGGCGTCATGGTGGCGGCCCAGGCGAAGCAGGTCCAGACGGCTTTCTCCGGCCTGAAGGACCACGTCATGAAGGAGATGCAGTCCCTTGCTCAGCCGCTGATTAAGCCGCTGACGGACGCCGCGGGCCAGCTCAAGGGCATCTTCGACGACATCGCCCCTGACCTGGGGAAGATGTTCAAGGCGGCGGCCCCGATGATCGAGCCTCTCGTGGCCGGCGTCGGTGACCTGGTGAAGGGCCTGGTTAAGGGCCTGGTCCCCGTCATGGAGAAGGCCCAACCCCTGGTGGAGTCCCTGGGCGGCCTCTTCGGCGACCTGGGTGACGCCCTGGGTGGCTTCATGAAGGGTCTGTCCGGCGGACTCGGCGCGGCTGGCGACGTCTTCGCTGGCCTGGGCGACGCGGTGAAGGAGATCCTTCCCACGCTGGGCAAGCTCATGGGCGAGTGCCTGAAGGTTGCCGGCCCGGTCCTGGGCAAGCTCCTGTCCGCCCTGGGTCCGATCATCTCGAAACTGGGCGACGCCTTGATGCCGGTGATCGATGCCCTGGGTCCGATCATGGGCAAGCTGGTGGACGCCTTCCTGGCCCTGGTCGACGCGGTCATGCCGCTGGTCCCTCCGATCATGGAGCTGGTGGCCGCGCTCCTGCCCGCGATGGGCCCGATCCTGGACGCCTTGATCCCGATGTTCGGCGCACTGGCGGAGGTCGTGGCCGCCCTGGTCCCGATCCTGACGCCGATCATCGCGCTGGCCGCCAAGCTGGCCGCGATCTTCGCCGATGAACTGGCCGTCTTCATCACGACGATTGTCGTCCCTGCGCTGAAGATGGTGGCGGCTATCCTGCGCGGTGACTTCAGCGAAGCCATGGGGTACGCCAAGGAACTTGTCCGGAACGTGGGCGCCTTCATTGTGCGCCTCTTCACGGAGCTTCCGGGGAAGATCATCCAGGCCATCGGCCCCCTGGGCAGGCTCCTCTACAAGGCAATGCAGGCTGCTGGCTGGCAGTTGATCATTGCCGTCCGGGACATGATCAACCGGCACGTGGCCCTGATGAAGACCATTCCAGGCCGCTCCCGCAGCGCTGTGACGGGCATGGCTCAGACCCTCGTGAACGCTGGCCGTGACCTGATCCGTGGCTTCATCAACGGCATTAAGTCTCAGCTAGGTTCCGTCAAGTCGACCCTTAACGGCCTGACGTCGAAGCTGACCTCCTGGAAGGGCCCGGAGCGTCTGGATAAGAAGATCCTTACGCCTGCCGGCCGCATGGTCATTCAGGGCTTCCAGCGCGGCATCACCGCCCAGGCGCCCGCCCTGCGCAAGCAGTTGAACGGCCTGACACAGGATCTGCCCGGGATGACGGCGGACATCTCGCCGAAGGGCGTTTTCGCTGCGTCCAACCGTCAGGAGCAAGCGCTGACGCTCGACGTCACGGGCGCGGACGAAGACATGAAGCGGCTGATCCGCCGCATTGTGAAGACCCAGGGCCGGGGCTCCGTTCAAACGGCCTTCGGCACCTACTGAGAAAGGAGGGGTTCGTGGCTACGTTCCCTCTCGACATCCGCACGGAGCTTCACCTGGCTGGCGCCTGGACTGACATCAGTCCTGACGTCTACGTCCGGGACCAGACGGTGATCACCCGCGGACGCCGGGACCAGGGCGCGGCCACGGACCCCTCCTCTCTCTCCCTGACTCTGAACAACCGGGATGGCAAGTACGCCCCGCGTAACGCCATGTCCCCGCTGTACGGCCTGATCGGTCGCAACACGCGCGTGCGCCTGTCAGTTCCGTCGGTCGGCTCCTACCTCCAGATGGAGGGCGACCCGACCCAGACCGTGACCACGCCGGACGCTCCGGCCCTGGACATCACTGGGGACCTGGACGTGCGGGCGGAGCTGGCTCCCAACTGGTACGGCACTGACAGCCAGAACGTCATCGGCAAGTGGGACGCTGCGAGCAATCAGCGATCTTGGGTCGTCCGCATCGAGCGGGGCCGCCTGTACTTCGTCTTCTGCGGTGACGGCACGAAGGCTACGGCCTGGTCATTGAGTGTGGCCCTTCCGGTCCTTCCCGAGCGCGCGGCGGTCCGTGTCACGTTCGACGCTGACAATGGCACTGGTAGTCGGGAGGTTCGCTTCTACTGGGCGACGTCCCTGTCTGGGGCCTGGACCATGATCGGTGTTCCTAACGTCCAGGGCGCCGCCTCTCCCCTGACGATCTTCAACAGCTCCGCCCCGCTGTCTGTCTGCCTGTTCGACCCGCTTGCGAACCCGAAGTCGCCGCGCCTGCCGTTCGTCGGCCGTGGCTTCCGCTTCGAGGTCCGCAACGGCATCAACGGAACGATCGTGGCGTCCCCGGACTTCACGGGCCTGGCCGCCGGCACGACCACGTTCACGGACTCCGCCGGCCGCCCCTGGACCCTGTCTGACACGGCGGAGATCCGGGACCGGGAGGACCGCTTTGCAGGGGAGGTTTCCTCCTGGCCCGCGAAGTGGACCCTTGACGGGTCCGACGTGTGGACCCCCATTCAGGCGTCCGGCATCCTGCGCCGTCTGGGCCAGGGTGTGAAGGCCCTTGACTCGACGCTGCGGCGCCGCATCCCGTCCGGCAACCCGGTGGCCTACTGGCCGATGGAGGACGCAGGTACGACCACACGCGCGTACTCCCCCATTGCTGGTGTGGAGCCTGCGGCCGTCCAGGGCGTGGAGTTCGCTTCCCTGGACTCCCTTCCGTCTTCGGGCCCGCTCCCGAAGCTGACGGCCCTGGCTTCGCTGTCGGCGAAGGTCCCCGGGACCATGGCCTCCGGTCAGTGGCAAGTCGAGTTTGTCTACAACGCAGACGACAAAGCACCCGACGCCGCAGGCAACCATCAGGAGCTGATCTCCTTCACGTCGCCGAACGGCACGGTGCGCCGCTGGGCAATCCTCCTGAAGAAGGGCTCCGCCCTGATCCGCGGCTACGGCGCCGGTACGGATTGGATCGTGGACCAGGGCCTGTCCGTCGGCTCCGACATCTTCCACGGCTGGGTCCGCCTGCGGCTCTACGCCCACGACTTGGGTAACGGGACCGTGGACTGGCGCCTGGACTTCCAGGACGTGGGAGGCAGCGCTGGCGGCTTCGGGGGCAACTACGCGGGCGCGGCCGGCCGCCTCTCGTACGTGACAGCCGCCTGGGGCGCCGCTACTGAAGGGTGGGGCGTCGGCCACGTCACGGTCATGGACGAGTGGGGCTCCACCCTGATGGACGGGTCTGACGACGCGTTCCACGGAGAGTTGGCGTTCAACCGCATGCTCCGCCTGGCGGACGAGGAGCGCATCCCGCTGGCCCGCATCCGCGGTGAGCTGGCCACTGAAGCGGTCGGCTACCAGCGCCAGGACACGATCCTGAACGTGCTGGCAGACGCGGCCCAGGCGGACGGCGGCATCCTGCGTGAGGACCCGCGCCGTCTCGGCCTGGTCTACCGGGACCGCTCCAGTCTGTACACGCAGGAGCCTGCCCTGACGCTGTCCTACACGGCGCCTGGGCTGGGCCCTGAGCTGGAGCCGGTGGACGATGACTCCGCGGTGCGCAATGACGTCACGGTGACGCGCGACGGCGGCACGTCTGGCCGGGCCTTCCTGGCGGAGGGCACGCTGTCCGTCCAGGCTCCGCCGTACGGCATCGGCCGGTACGACGAGTCCGTGACGCTGTCCCTGGCGTACGACACCCAGCCGGAGCCGGTAGCTAACTGGCGCCTTCACCTGGGCACGTACGACGGCGCCCGCTACCCGACGGTGTCCGTGATCCTGCACAAGCCTGGCGCTGACGTTCACGTGCCTGCGGTCCTGGGCCTGCGTGAGGGCGACATCATCCGCCTGACGAACCTGCCTGCCTGGGTGGCCCACGGTGACGTGGACCTGATGGTGGAGGGCTGGGCGGAGACCCTGGACCTGTACCGCTGGGAGCTTCAGTTCAACTGTTCCCCCGGCGGGTCCTGGAACACGGCCGTCTCAGACCATCCCGTTTACGCGACGGCAGATACGGACGGCTCCGTCCTGGCCGCTCCTGCCTCCCCGACTGACACGGCGGTGGCGGTCCGTACGACGGCCGGGCGCCAGTGGACGGCCAACCCGGCGGACGCCCCTATCCCGGTCCAGTTCGGCGGGGAGGTCGCCCGCGTGGACGCTGTGGGCAGGCTCCTGAACGGCAACCCCTGGTTTGACACGTCGGTGGCTGGCTGGACTGGCGCGTCTGGCTCCATCGCCTGGTCCCAGGCGGTTGTTCACCCGAAGGGCTCCGGCTCCATGCGGCTCACGCCTGGTGGCTCCGCAGAGTCGCACTCCGCTGACTCTGACCTGTCCCCGGTCGGGAGCGTCGTCCCTGGCGCCACGTACCGGTTGTGCGGTTGGTTCTACTCGCCCACGGGTGCGGCGGACGTCCGCCCGTCGGCCCACTGGTACACGGACGCTGGTGTCTACATCTCCACGGCGAGCACTGCCCAATCTGCCATTCCCGCGGGCCAGTGGACCTACCTGGAGGCAACGGCTACGGCTCCTGCCACGACCGGGCGCCTGAAGATGCGGGCCCGCCAGGGCGGCACGCCTCCGGCCTCCAAGGTGCTCTACACCTGGGGCCTGCGTGCGATCCTCGCTGACCCTGCCCTGGTCTCGGACACGTTCAGCCGTACCAGTAGTGGCGGCTGGGGGTCGGCTGGCTCGGGCCAGACCTGGAACCGGTTCGGCCTGGCAGCGGCCACGGACTACGCCGTTAACGGCTCCCAGGGCCAGCACATCATGTCGTCGCGGAACGTCTACAGGATCACGGCCCTGGACTCCCTGTCCCTGGCCGACGTGGAGACGGTTGTCACGGTGACCCCTCCGACGGTGCCGACTGGCGACGGCCTGTACACGTACTCCCTGGCCCGCACGAACGTGGGCGTGACGACGTTCTATTTCGCCCGCCTGTACTTCGGCACGACTGGGTTCACGACACTGTCTCTGCGCAAGCGGACGCCCACGGAGACCCAGTTGGCAGCGGCCACGGACTCCGTGGCGTACACGGCTGGCCAGCCCTGGCGCGTGCGGTTCAAGGTCGCTGGCTCTTCGCTGTATGCGAAGGCGTGGCCGGCAGCATCCCCGGAGCCTGCCGTGTGGCAAGTCACCGCTACGGACACGGAGCTGGCGGCACCTGGCGGTGTTGGCCTGCGGACGTTCACCGGCTCCGGTAACACATCGACGCTGCCCATGACGGTTGCCTTCGATGACTTCACCATCTCTGACACCCAGACGTTCACGGTCACCCGGTCCGTTAACGGTGTCTCCAAGTCGCACGCCGCGGGCACGCCCGTGTCTCTGGCGTATCCCGCTATCGCTTCCCTGTAGGAGGACACCTTGACGACGCCTGTAGAACAGTGGCTCCCCGGCATGAACATCACGGCCGGTCGGCTGGAGTCGATGAACCAGCGCTCTTGGTTGACCGTTACCGGCTATGGCGCTGACTCTTCGGGCACGGTGGACGCGGCTCCGGCCATCCAGCTTGCGCTCAATGACGCGCGCGACCTGGGCGGGGCTCAGGTCCTGGTTCCGCCGGGCGTCTACCTGATCGGCGCCACGCTGCGGATCTACACGAACACCAGGCTGACCCTGATGGCTGGCGCTGAGTTCCGGCGCTACCACGGAGGCACCATGCTCCTGAACGGTGACGCCGGCCAGAACTTCCCCGGCTACACGGGTAACTCCCGGATCACGATTGAAGGCGGTCTGT